TAGAAAAAAGAAAAAAATATTATACTTATGTTATTAATAATATAGGTCAACCTTCCTTATATAATTCATTGCTAAAATATGGTTTTGATAATCATAAATTTGAAATTATTGAAGAATGTTCTCTTGAACAATTAAATGAACGTGAAATATACTGGAAACAAGTAGAATTAGATAAAGTTGATAATGATTGGAGTAAAGTATTATTTTGTGGTTTATATGATAATGGGGGTGGTCCTAAATCAAAACAGTGGAAAGAAAATATAGGACTTGCTAATAGTAAACCTAAACCTAAAGGATTTATGAGCAATGAATTGAAACAAAAAATCCAACAAAGCAGAACAGGAATAAAACATAAAACCCATAAAAAACAATTAGACCACAAAAATTATAAAAAACCCAAACCTGAAGGATTTAAGGAATTGTTAAGTTCAATTTTAAAAGGTAAACAAACAAAACCAAGAATACCCATAATTCAATTTGATAAAAATGGAGATATTATTCAAGAATATGATTCTTGTATTGCTGCTGAAAAACATACTAATATAAAAGGTATTGCTAATGCCTTAACAGGAAGAGCTAAAACAGCAGGTGGGTATATTTGGAAATATAAAAAAATCTTGGATTAGGCAAAATAAAGTTGTACATTTATAAAAAATAAGTAAAAATGCAAGATTTAACACAAAAATGGGCAGATTTTAAAATACCTGCTGAAATTAAAGCAGCACATAGAGCTGGTGCTCAGTTATTAGGTTCTTTAGGATTTACTAAAATGATTATGTTTGCTAAGGAGAATAAAATCACTAATACAGAAATTGATTATTATATGAGTTTACCTCCTAGAACATTAGAAAATGAAACTAGAGAAGAAATGAAGATGAGAGGTAAATTATCAAAAGCATTATACAAATACAGAAAATATTTGTACGATTATTCAGTATACAACAAATAAAATAAATAATATGGGACAATATTTCCAAGTAAAAGTTCAATTTAGAACAGAAGATGATAAAGGTAAAGTTAAAAAAGAAAATATTAACTACCTAGTTGACGCAATGTCAGTAACAGAAGCAGAAGCAAGAACAGTTAGCTATTTAACAGAAAATGGCGAAGAAGCATTTGAAGTAAAATCAGCAGCAGAATCAAAAATTGCTCAAGTTATTACAGTAGATGTGGATGATGCAAAATAAAATTGTATATTTATCAAAATAGAAAGTTATGAAATTAGCAAAAGCGTTAAAGCTTAAAAACAAAAAAATTAGAGAATACAACGAGGTTGTATCTAGAATGATTAGAAGTAATAGTTATGATGTAGATTCTAACAAAATCTATAACGCAGCTGAGTTATTAGTAGAGGCAGAAGCAAAATTGAATGATTTAGTTGCTTTTAAAGCAGCAATTCACTCAACGTCTGAGCCAATTCGTGCAACTATCTTTAAATTAGGTGAAATTAAAAGTTTCTTAAGTACATTCAGTAATATGAATACTAGAGAAGGTATAGTTAAAGAAAGTGGTTATCGTGAACAAAGTGTAACAACATATGCTGCTGACATTAACGAAATTGCAAAAACAACTCACGTTAAGTTATTACAGGATACTATTGAAACACTTCAAGAAGAAATCGATACGTTTAACGCTACTACAGAGTTAGTAGGTTACGAAGGATAATTAATAAAGCACTGAGTAATTAGTGGACGATGAGTACGAAGTATTAATTCAAACACTACTCAGAAAACCGATAGCGATAATGACCATGTCAAAACTCAATATTCAAGGATTCAAAAAGTAAAATGCAAAATTAAAACCTCTTTATCCTAATACTCTACTTTTCTGAAATTGATGAAAGGTGCTTTATTTTCTTAAACCGCTCCTATCGTCTAACGGTTAGGACGCCAGGTTTTCATCCTGGTAATACGAGTTCGATTCTCGTTGGGAGTACAATATCGCGAGATAGTAGCAGAGGTAGCTCGCCAGGCTCATAACCTGGAGGTCGGAGGTTCGAATCCTCCTCTCGCAACAAAAGGTTGATTGGAATTTATTCTCTTTAACTGTAGAAAGGGCGAGAATCAAATCGGTTAGAAATGCCAATCGTAAAAGTAGATGTCCACGCACCCATCTTCTACTTTCCTAAAATCAGTCAGCAGGGGATTTGTAAACCCCATTGTATAAATGACAAACACAGGTCAAAACTGATGCAATATGCTGAACTGATTTAACTTATTGGCCCTAAGTACACGGGATCGAAATACAGCCGTGGCATACCGTAAGATCTGCTCGCTTAATAGCTCCGAATCGTTAAGTCGGCACAGTTGGCAACTCTGGGGGTGATATAAAAGTTGTAACGGAAAGATGGCAGAGTGGTTGAATGCACCGGTCTTGAAAACCGGCAACTGTAATAGGTTCTGGGGTTCGAATCCCTGTCTTTCCGCAAAGCAGATCAAACGCATAGTAACTGCAAGGATGATATCTCCTACTATGCTCTTATATCCGGTTTGGTGCAATGGTAGCATTACAGTCTCCAAAACTGTCGATTGCGGTTCGAGTCCGTAAACCGGTGCAAAATTATATTATATGTTATTGACCTATATTAATGAATATTTATCAGTATGGCATGTCATTGTTTACATTTAAAAGATTCACGCGAGTTCTATGCTTTACTAAAGCAAAGAGATCCTGATATGATCCTTAAAATGGTTAAATGCGTAATATCTGCATATAAACGTAATAAGGATGGAATTGATATATTTGATATCACTTTTAAAGATATGAGTGAATTAACATTTAGTATTGAAAAAGTACAGTATGTTGAATTACTTAAAAATTGTTTGAACGATCTTATTAAAATTGAGGAATATGAATTATGTGCTGAAATAAAAAAGATTGCAGACAAAAAACCAAGAAGAAAAAAAGAACTTAATATGGGGTAGCCTTGGATTTGATTGCTATGTAAAGGGTAGTACCACACGCAGAGGAATGGTTCTCCAGCCTCTTTAATCAAGGAACAAACAAATAAACGACAACAAAATCGCTCGTCAAGAAGAAGGTGCTGCAATCATTAACATGGCTTTTGCTAATGTAGGAATGGCTTTAGCTGCCTAAGATCTTCGGATCTTTCTTTCCCTGGTAACTTGGGTGAAACAGTAAGTTACAAATTGTGTGAAGACTAGATGGAGTTTGGCCCACGATTGTAGAGCTTACACAGTAGTATGCCAATACTACAAATTTTTTCTAGTTTAGTAAAACTAGATGGTGGACTCGCCGTTAACCATACGGACCCAATTACGGCGCAGCAGTAATGCAGTGCTAAGCGTGTGAAACGTTGGTATTATGTTTTCTTAGTAAGACAGGGGTTCGAATCCCCTCTACTCCACAAAGACGGTCAGAAATGATCGTCTTTTTTTATCGCTTAGTATATTTATTGGAAACATTCTAATACATGGCTATATTTTATCCTAACGTTGCTGGATTTCCAGGCAGCGCTACCCAACTTAGTGATGGTGGGTATTCAATTCACACTCAACCTTCTGAAAAAACAGCTGACGTATTTGGTCGCCAAAAAGTAACAATACATCAAAACGTTTATGAAGCGGATTTTGAATATGGTTCTCAACCTTTACGTTGGGAAAGTTTAACCAATGGTAATGGTACAATCAGCCCCGTATCTAGTTTGGGTGGTGTACAGATGATAATTGGTACAGGATCAAGCGATATAACAATTCGTCAATCTCGTCCTTACCATCGTTACCAACCAGGTAAATCAATGTATATGGCAGCTAACGTTAACTTTGGTGGAGCTCAACTTAACCAATATCAACGTGCTGGTTTCTTTGATGATGCTAATGGTGCATTTTTTGAACAAGCTGCCCCAACAGCCTCTATTAATCCTTTAGGAATGTTTGTGTGTTTAAGATCAGATTCTAGTACATCTGGTAGTTTACCAGTAACAACTAGAATACCGTTAAATCAATGGAATGGTGATCAAAACATAATCCCTACTCTTAACTGGAACAACGTACAAATGATTTGGATTGAATATGCTTGGTATGGTGCCGGTATAGTACGTTTCGGTGTAACATTAAACGGTGAACAATACGTTTTACATACTTTTAATACAGCTAATGTAGGACAAAATCCTTGGGCTAGAACAGGTAACTTACCTGTAAGATATGAACAAAGAAACAGTGGATCTGTTGCTTCTGGCTCAATAATGACTCACTATGGTGTATCAGTAATAGTAGAAGGTGGTCGTGATGCTCAACGTGGTTTCACATATTCTTATGGTATGAATCCTACAGCACCTCGTAGAAATGTAGGATCAAGTACAACAAGATACCCAGTATTGTCTATTCAAAATAGAACAATGGGTACTCAAGAATATACAGGATCTATTAGCTCTGCTAATACTTCAAGTTTAACAGTATCTGGTACTCCTTGGACTACTAACCAATGGTTAGGTAAATGTGTATATGTAAGTGGTAGTGGGTTTGGTAATGTAACTGCTCGTATTACAGGTAGTACAAATAATACACTTAACTTTGTAGACGTTGTTACAGGTTTACCTTTAACATCTTCAGCGCCAACTGGTGCTCCATTTACAATTGGTTTAATTAACCGTGGTCAAATTTTACCACAAACTTTAATTATATCAGCAGATAATATTTGTGTAATTGAATTAATCGCAAGTACACCAAATAATCCAGTTATGTTAACTGGAGCTGCATTTACAGCATCTGCTCAATTAGGTTCACTTAACTCATTCGCAACACGTGATGTAAGCGCAACATCATTAACAGGTGGTGAAGTAGTATATGCCTTTACATCTCCTGCAGGTGGATCAGGTATTCAAACATTTGATTTAAGTAACTTCTTCCCATTATATAATACAATTAGAGGTAATTTACCTGATATTTTAACAGTAGCTGTTACAACTAACGTTACTGCATCAAATGTAGGTGCTCACTTAGTAGCTCAGGAAGCAATGTCTTAATATTAATTACTATTCAATAACTAGGGGGGTTAATCATATGATTAATCCTCCTTTTGTTATATTTATATGCGTTAAAATTAAAAGTATATGCAAAAAATTAAAGCTATCGCCATAGGCATACGCGAAAAGATATTTTATGGATTTTTGATTTTATTCGGAGCTTGGTTAATATTTGCTCTTGGTTTAATATTTTACACTGTGTTTTTAGAAGCAACAGGTAATGAAACAGCTTTGCAGAATATGGCTAATCAATTCGAATGGAAATTTGATGGTACTTTCAAAAACAGCAAAGACAATATATGGTATAACCCAGCGGATCATATCTGGGTGGAAAGCGTAACTAATAGCGTTCAGATTGGTAAATTAGCAGGTAACCGCAGTTTAGAATTTGGCGTTAAAAATATATTAGAAGAATATTTACAAGAAAAAGGATTAACATTATCACAAGACGCTGAACAAACAATTGGCGTTGATATTGTGTATTTAGACGTTTTAAAAACAAATAAAAATATTTCTGTATTTCATAAGAACGAAGACGCAGTCGTTATTCGTATGAAAGGTACTTTATATAAAGAAGGTAAAGTAGAGAAAGAAGTTATGGTTGAAGAATCATCATCTGAAATCTCTATGTCTACTCTAATAGTAGATCAAGGTGGTAAGTTCAATCAAACATCTTTAAGTAATGCTATAAAGAAAAGTTGTGATAAACTTGTAACCAAACTATTAGACAAAAAATGAAAAAACTATTAACGTTATTGTTATTAGCGTTTGCATCTATGACAGCAAATGCTCAATTAATTATTAACCAATCAATTGTACAGCAACCACCATATCATGTTGGTGATACCTTAACAATGACATATACTGTAACTAATACAAGTACAAATCCTCGTTATTTTTGGTTAAGATATCAATATAATAACCAAGCTTTACAGTTTGT